AACATCAGTTAGTGCCAGCAGGGATTTCCACAGGTTCTGGTGCTACCATATCTTCAAACTGGTGCATATCATAGGCAAACCAGTTACCATTACGGAAGATATAGGAGTATTCTTCACCATCAGAGAAGAACTCTTCCATATCTTTGTCAAGACGTGGTGCATTATCTTCAAGAGATTCACCACGGGAAGTGTAATATAGAGCGCCAGATTCAGGCAGAGTTTCATTACCCCAACCAGCATTCGTCCAGGTGCAGGACATATTACCACCATCAATCAATTCTTTTACTTTCTCAACAGTGTCATAGTTGTCACGCAAAACACGACCATTGAACTCAGGATATCCATCATAATGACAATAAACAGAAACGATGCTCTCATCTTGAAGTTCAATGCCGATGCGGGAGCGGGTGCCCATAATAAAAAAGATAATGGATTTGTAAGAGGGTGACCAGCGCCTCTGATTGGTTTAGTCTCTTAAAGAGAGGTCGTGATGGGAAGGTCTCCCCTCCACTTATCTAATATAAGGCATCGGTGAGTGAATTGCAAGGAGTTGGGTCCGGTTCTTCAAGTGGCACAAGGTTTCTTATACGATCTTCAGCAATCTTATAATATCCACTATTAGTTTCCATACCAATAAACTTTCTACCAAGTTTTGTGGCAGCAACACCAGTTGATCCGGATCCCATACAATTATCAAGCACGGTTTCACCATCATTACTATAAGTCTTTATCAACCATTCCATCAGTGGCACTGGTTTTTGTGTGGGATGAACCTGTTGTTGAGCACTGAAATCTCTAGAAATATTGAGAACAGATTTAGGATAACGTGTGCCTTTATTCTCAAATCCCTTTACAGGTTTTAAACCATATCCATGAGCATTACTCTTACTGACATAACCTTCTGGATTCTTACTTTTTCGTGCATAAGGTTCTCCAACTTCCATCTGTGGGTTATAAGTTCCACCAGAATCTTTGTAAAAAATAAGAATATTCTCATGAGTTTTCATTGGTCGATACTTGGCAAGACCAGGAGATCCACATTTATTCTTATTCCACACCAGTTCATATCTAAACCATTTAAGTTTAGAACAGATCAATTGTGCAGAGAATGGTTGAGATCCAAATAGGCAGATTACTCCCTTTGGTTTAATAATACGCCCATATTGCTCCCACATAGCATCAAAATCCAAAACCTCATCCCATTTAATGCTAGTGGTGCCGTATGGTGGGTCACAACAAATAAAATCAACAGAATTTTCAGGAATATCTTTCATTAGGGAAAGACAGTTACCTAATTGTAAATTATAGTTGTTCAAATCCATCATGTGAATTTATTTTCTTACGTACAGATTCCTTGTAACATTCTATCAGAAAGTTATATGCTTGTCCATAGTCACGTTGGACAGATTGAATATTATCCACCCACTTGATTTGAAATGGTAGATTATTACCATTAGGAGTAAGTTTATTCAAAGACTTAAGAGAGGTAAGATGAACCTCATTAGTTACCTTATTAAGTGAAAGAATATAATAGTCACGATTATTCTCTTTACCACCATTCTCCTTCAGTGCGTTCTGAAACTTCTTCCAAGATGATACATTTAACTTATCCTCAGGAAGATCAGTTAGAGCATACAGAATTGCTGCTTTAGAAGAAAAGTTATCAGCAGCACTACCGTACTTAGATGACTTAATATTGAAATAATATCCAAAAATCTTTACATCCCACCAACAACGTGGCGGTGGTTTGATAATATTCTCTTCACCATACTTTTCAATCAATAAATCAATAATGGTATCTTCGTCATCAATACTATTGACGCGACCATCTTCATGACCTTCACTAACAGAGATAGCAATGCTGTTCAAGAAATCAAGAACCTCAAGTAGTTTGGTTGGCATGTGTTCTCTTGATTACCTCCATATTATATGACATAAAAAAGACCCCATAGGGGTCGATGTGACACTTCTTAAATTGATTTAATCAATCCTCATAAACTAAACATTCTGGTTCTGATGGGTTAGCATCACAATAAAGTTCTAATGGTGATGGGTCATGATGATCACCTGCTTCAATCTCTGCCTTGTGGTGTTCTACATAATCTTCCAATTCATGCAACTCACCTTCAATGTGACGACGCTGATTGGGAGAAATCATAGGGTTGTCAAGAATTTCTTTGTCCTTGGCGATATGGGTTTCGATGTTTTCCATTGTGCTATTATCTTTATGTTATTATTTATTTTGATTTTTTGCTTTTTCTACCAAATAATCAGCAAGAGCTTCCATTCTTTCTGGATGAATTGCACGAATATCTGCTTCTTTTAGGGCAATTTTCATACTTTTTTCTTCATTTTCAGTTAATTTCTTGCCGTTTTTTGGTAAAGTCATAGATTTGGTGTGATGTGTTGATATTCTAACATTAGAACTCAATAGTATCTAGGAACTTAAAAAACTCTTTACATTTTATTCATTCTTCATCAAAAAATGCCCCAAAATTTCCACTGCTACCAGATTCTCTGTTCTCCAATTTATCAAGAACAGAATCAGTCATAATTACAGTGTCAATTTTAGAAATCATATCTGCAATAACACTGCAAACCATTGGTCTTTCTTGTCTTGCAGCAAATGCAAGTGCATTTCTAAGTGATTGTTCTGCTTCTCTAAGTGAGTTTTCTACGGAATTAGATAGTGCCATTAATTATTGAGTTAGAGTTAGTAAAAGGATCGATTCTATGTGGATCATTACGATCGTATTCATAGTAATACTTCGATTTTTTGAAGTTATGTGTATTTTCTTTAGGATATTCTCTTCCCTTAGATTCAGAGTTCCAGAAATCATTCCAATCTTCTTCAGTTGCTTCAGATAAATTCTCTTTATACCCCTTTAAAAGAGAGAGAACTTCTGCATTTTTATCAAAATTATATTTGTGATAAGTTGCATTTTCATGCGAACAGTTTGTAATGGTATCATATATTTCTTGTGCTGTGATATCACTACAATCTAATGCACTATTTACCCAATTATCAAGTTGTTCCAAACAGTAATGCTTATAACTAAAGTTTGAATCAGTTGGATCAGAAGTCATCGATTGAATCATTTTTGATTGCTTCCTCTATGATAGTCTGGATTTCTTTACCTGTCAAGCCATTTAACCAGGACCATTGTGGATCTTTCTTGTCCCATTCAATACTAAATGTACCATCTTCATTTTGATGGACGCTCAAATTGTTATGATTCATTTTTATTAAATAATTTACGACATTTTTTTACTTCTTTAAGTTCATCCTTAATCATTTGATAAGCATCTTCAGGAGTGATACGTCTTGACATTTCCATGGCAATAGTATATTCAACTCTAGTACCAAAATGTTTGAGTGCTTCTTCAAATGAATTTAGTTCTTCGTACATGATAAAATTTTACTATTCAAAAATTGGAAAAATAGTTTGTCGCATTTTGTTGAGATTCTCCTGAGAATTGCCATAATATCCCATATTCATATAAATGCAATCAAGATAACGTAAATCATCATATTTTGCATCTATAGTAAAGAAATCACAGTACTCCACAATTTCTTGTGGAACTTTCACCTGCTTATAGTTATAATCAATAAACATTTTTAATAATTTAATGTGATTTTATTCTGTAAAACATACTGAATTAAACCAAAGAGTTTCATCAACTCCTTTAATTTGTACTTTAGTATGCTGTTTATGAACGACTACATTGGATATCGTATATTTTTCACCAATAATCAACATATATGGAGTATCGTTATTACCCCAATTAATTTGTTCTTTACTGCATCCAGCATATAAAACTATATCATCGATTTTCATTAGTCTTTTCTAAAGATTGTTTAATTTTTTTAGCCATTTTTAAAGATCTTCTCCATATAATATATTTTACCACAGGATTTCTTGGATTATTCATAAACCACCACAGTTGCCTCTCAAAATATACAGTTACAATTTTAGTTGTATAAAAAAATGCAGAAGCAACATTTTGATCCGTTATTATAACGTATAATACTATGGAAAATAAACCTAATAGGAATATATGTGCAGAATCCATTAGTTAAATTCTAAATTCCTACGTTCATCAAGATATTTAATTACATCTTCCCTCCATTCCATCAATTCATTATAACACTCTTGGTTATGAGCACATTGACGAAGTTGATGATCTGGTTTTAGAACACTTTCGTAGAATAATCCGAGAGCATCTTTTCTTTTTTCTACCTTTTCGGTCATTTTAGTTTTTTCCTAGATGACTTTTTTTTGAGAGATTTTAATTGATTTTGAATAAAATCAACCGATTGTTTATACGTATTCAGTACTTTAATCTGTCTCCCATTATGTATAATGATGAATTTTTTTCCAAAAGGAACCGCAGCCCACATGCCGTCATTGGTACAATACCCTAAAGGGTCTCCTGGTTTTGGGTTAAGAATCCCAGAGCGGGGGATAAATGGTTTTAAAAATTTATCCGCCATCACATCTTTGCATTCACACTGATAACTTGTGCGCTAGGGTTGCGAGCAAGTGCAGTACGCTTTGCATCTTGATAATCACGAGCATGAACAGTTTCGGTGAAAATTTGTCCAGCGACGATTAGTTTTACTTCGCAGACCATTGGGGTTCTTCCTTGATTACTTTGTAATTATAGCAGAGTGAAGCAGGGTTTTTGCTCCTGGTGTGACAGTTCTACTTCCGCACCACTGAGATAGCAGGTTGTCCCTGCTGGAACACTGTATCAACCACTGCCTGAACGCTCCTAGCAGTGCTGATACCCACTTTATCAAACACTGGAACACATACCAATCCAAACGTCTTCTCAGCGCCTCCTAGGCGGATCACACGCCCGATGCTCTGGGAGATGCCAATATAGTCCATGTTCCGCATGAACAGAACTGCTTCCAGTCCCTTGACGTTGATGCCCTCAGATAGAATAGAGTGATGCATCACAACAAAACGAGTGCTATCTGAACCCCACTGATTAAGAGTCTTGAAGAATACCTCACGGGATACTTTTTTGCCATTGATGATAGCACCAGTTTTGCTGGTAATATACATCCAGTTGTATCCACGTTCATACAACTGCTGACAGAAATCAGACTGAGTTACCATACGCAGAATCTGCTTGGTAGAACGTGCGGCAATCAGAATCTTATTGAGTGAATTTGCATCAATAGTATCAAGCAGATTCTTCTCATCAGATTGCTTGAAATCACCCTGAGGCAGTTGTTGAATCACAACCTTAGGAGGAAGGATATAACCTTCTTTGACAAGTTGAGGTGCAGGAATGTTGCAGATAACCTGACCATAAACCTCAGGATCATTCATTCCTGGTTTGAATATAGACAACGAATGCTTAGGAGTCGCAGTGAAGAAATAGCAACGATCAGAATCATTACTGAAGAACTCAGTTGCAGGAAAGAAATTACGTTGAACAGAGTTATGTGCTTCATCAAAGTAAATTGTATTCACTTCAATGTCTGCCTCTACAAGACGATGTAGTGAGTGATATGTGGTGAAGATGATAACATTCTCACCAGCAGTTCTTGCAGTGTTGTTGAACAG